CAATTATCCGTTCTTTTTTAAACCCATACAGGACGGTATGGATAGACCAAAGACCGAACTCGCATATAGAGTTCCCGCATCAAAGCTCACAAGACGGAACATTACAAGTACCGACAAACCCGAAGCCTTACAGGGACTCGATACAACGATCGATTGGAAGAATACCGGTGATAACTCCTATGATGGAGAGAAACTTAAACTCCTCGTCCACGACGAATCAGGGAAATGGGAAAGGCCAAACAACATCCTCAACAACTGGAGGGTTACGAAAACAACATTAAGGTTAGGTAGTAGAATTATTGGTAAGTGCATGATGGGTTCAACATCAAACGCTTTAGATAAAGGTGGTGATAACTTTAAAAAACTTTATAAAGATTCAGATGTCACAAAAAGAAACCGCAACGGACAGACTAGTTCGGGATTATATAGTTTGTTCATACCTATGGAATGGAACTACGAAGGATTCATTGATTCTTATGGCTTACCTGTATTCGAAACACCCGATGTTGAGACAACAGGACCCCATGGAGATTATATCGACACAGGGATTATCGAGCATTGGCAAAACGAAGTTGACGGATTAAAACACGATGGAGACGCTTTAAATGAGTTTTATAGACAGTTTCCAAGAACTGAAGAACATGCTTTCAGAGATGAAACTAAAAACAGTATATTTAATTTAGCAAGAATATACGAACAAATAGATTTTAATGAAGAGTTGAATAGCGATGCGGCTATAACTACTGGTAACTTTCAATGGGTTAATGGTATAAAAGACACAAGAGTTATATTTTATCCTGACACAAAAGGAAGGTTTAAGGTATCATGGGTACCACCTAGTAGATTACAAAATAATATTATATTAAAAAATAATAGAAAATATCCTGGTAATGAGCACATGGGTGCTTTTGGTTGTGATAGTTATGATATATCAGGTACAGTTGATGGTAAAGGATCTAAAGGTGCTTTACATGGTTTAACTAAGTTTAGTATGGAAGACTGTCCACCAAGTCAGTTCTTTTTAGAATATATAGCTAGACCAGCAACCGCAGAGATGTTTTTTGAAGATGTTTTAATGGCTTTAGTATTTTACGGGATGCCATTACTTGCAGAGAATAATAAACCTCGTCTATTGTATTATTTACGAAGACGTGGTTATAGAGGTTTTTCAATGAATAGACCTGATAAAGTTTGGAATAAATTATCAGTTGCTGAAAAAGAAGTAGGTGGTATACCAAACTCAAGTGAAGATATTAAACAAGCTCATGCAGCTGCTATTGAAATGTATATACAAGAGCACGTTGGTATGAAGTCAGATGGTTCTCACGGTACAATGTATCTTACAGAAACTTTACAAGACTGGGCTAAGTTTGATATAAACAATAGAACAAAGTACGATGCTACTATAAGTTCTGGTTTAGCTATTATGGCTTGTAACAGACACTTATATACGCCAAATGCTAATATAGAAAAACAGAAATTAAACATAAGTATTGCCAGATATAAAAACGATGGTAGTATATCAAAACTAATACAAAATTAATATGGCTGAGTCAGTTGTAAAAAGTAATTTTCCGAGTCAAATCGCAAGCGATTTAGAAAAGCTGAGTCCAGAGTATGGGCTAGAAGTGGCTAAAGCCATTGAAAGTGAGTGGTTTGATAGAGATACAGGTGCTAATAGATATTTTAACAATATAAACGAGTTTCATAAACTAAGACTTTATGCTCGTGGAGAGCAATCTGTACAAAAATATAAAGACGAGTTATCTATTAACGGTGACATGTCTTATCTTAATTTAGACTGGAAACCAGTTCCTATTATACCTAAATTTGTAGATATAGTAGTAAATGGTATTGCAGAAAGAACCTATGATATAAAAGCATTTTCACAAGATCCTTTTGGTATATCTAAAAGAACTAAATACATGGAAGGTGTTTTAGCTGATATGAGAACTAAGGAATTAACTAACTTAGCTCAAACAGCATTTGGTATAAGTATCGGTCAATATCCAGAGCCTGAATTACCTGATTCAAAAGAAGAATTAGAATTACATATGGCTTTAACTTATAAACAAGCTGTTGAGCTTGCTGAGGAGCAGGCTATAAACACTTTGTTTGAGTCTAACAAGTATGAATATACTAAGAAAAGATTTTATTATGATTTAACTGTTTTAGGTATTGGTTGTGTAAAAAATACATTTAATACTTCTGAAGGAGTTAAAATAGAATATGTAGATCCAGCTGATATTGTTTATTCACATACAGATTCACCTTATTTTGATGATATATATTATGTAGGTGAAATGAAAACAATACCTGTAAATGAGTTAAAAAAACAATTTCCAGACTTAGATGAGGATAAATTAAAAGAAATAACAAGTTCTGCTTTATATAAGAAAAGTAGACACATGCATACTCATAATGCTCATCATGATAAAATAGATCAAAACCAAGTTCAAGTTTTATATTTTAATTATAAAACATATATGAATGAAGTTTACAAAGTTAAAGAAACAGCTACAGGTTCTGATAAAGCTATATTAAAAGATGATCAATTTAATCCACCTGTTAGCGATAACTTTGAAAAAGTAGAAAGATCTTTAGAGGTTTTATATGAAGGTGTTTTAATATTAGGCACCGATATATTGTTAAAGTGGGAAATGGCTAGAAATATGATGAGGCCAAAAAGTGATAATTCAAAAGTAAAAATGAATTACGCTATAGTTGCACCACGTATGTATCAAGGTGAAATAGATTCTTTAGTAAAACGTATTACAGGTTTTGCTGATATGGTTCAATTAACACATTTAAAGCTACAACAAGTTATGTCTAGATTAATACCTGATGGTATTTATTTAGATGCTGATGGTTTAGCTGAAATAGATTTAGGTAATGGAACAAACTATAATCCACAAGAAGCACTGAACATGTTCTTCCAAACTGGTAGTATTATAGGTAGATCTATGACAGGCGATGGTGAAATGAACCCTGGTAAAATACCTATACAAGAAATACAAAGCGGTAGCGGTGGTCAAAAACTACAAAGTTTAATTAGTACATATAATTATTATTTACAAATGATAAGAGATGTGACCGGATTAAACGAAGCTAGAGACGCTAGTGTACCTGATGCTAAGTCTTTAGTAGGTATACAAAAAATGGCAGCTGCTAATAGTAATACTGCTACTAGACATATATTACAAGCTGGATTATTTTTAACAGCTGAAACTGCTGAGTCTTTATCATTAAGAATTTCTGATATTATAGAATATTCACCAACTAAAGAGGCATTTATACAAAAAATAGGTGCTCATAATGTAGGTACGCTAGAAGAAATGTCTAACTTACATTTACATGATTTTGGTATATTTATAGAATTATCTCCAGATGAAGAAGAAAAACAAATGCTAGAAAATAATATACAACAAGCATTGGCCCAGCAATCAATAGATTTAGAGGATGCAATTGATCTTAGAGAAATTAAAAACGTTAAACTAGCTAATAGATTGTTAAAAATTAAACGTAGAAAGAAACAAGAAAAAGATCAAAAAATACAACAGCAAAATATGCAGGCTCAGTCACAAGCTAACGCTCAACAGCAACAAGCTGCTGCAGAAGCTGAAGTACAAAAACAACAAGCGTTAACTCAAAATAATATTGCTTTTGAAGAAGCTAAAGATGCAATTGAAGAAAGAAAGCAAATGAGAGAAATGCAAATGAAAAAAGATTTAATGGATCACGAGTTTCAATTAAACATGCAATTAAAAAGAGTTGAAGCTGATGCATTAGCTAGCAAAGAATCTATGAAGGAAGATAGAAAAGATGAACGTACTAGAATACAAGCATCTCAACAATCTGAATTAATAGATCAAAGAAAAAAAGATAAAGCACCTAAAAAGTTTGAATCAAAAGGTAACGATGGATTAGGTGGTTTTGATCTAGGTCAATTTATGCCTAGATAATTGTTTAATTATATAATATTATATTATGGAAGAAAAAAATGAAAAACCAGTAGTAGAAACTACTGAGCAAAAAGACATACCACAGGAAACTGGTAAGTTGAAAGCTAAAAAGCCTAAAAATTTAGGTAAAGTTAATGAACCTACCGTAGCAAAAGTTGATATGGCAAAGGTTGAAGAAAAACAACAAGAAGCTACTGAAGAAGTGGCTAAAGTTGATTTATCTGACGATAAAAAAGAAGAAGTTGTAGAAGAAGTTAAAGAAACTGTAGAAGATGTTAAGGAAGAAGAAACTCCTGTAATAGAAGAAATAGTAGACGAAGAAACTTCTGAGCAAAAAGAAGAAGAAACTGTAGAGGAGGTAAAAGAACAAGTTGAAGAAGCTGTACAAGAAGCTCAACAAACTGGTGAACCTTTACCGGAAAACATACAGAAAGTTGTAGATTTTATGAAAGAAACTGGTGGTAGTTTAGAAGACTATGTTAGTTTAAATAAAGATTATTCTAGTTTTGATGAAGCATCTTTATTAAGAGAATACTACAAGCAAACAAAACCTCATTTATCTAGTGATGAAGTTGATTTTATGTTAGAAGATCAATTTTCATATGACGAAAACTCTGATGATGAGCGTGATATTAAAAGAAAAAAATTGGCGTTAAAGGAGCAAGTTGCGAACGCTAAGTCCCACTTAGACGGGCTAAAGTCTAAATATTACGAAGAAATCAAAGCTGGAAGTAAACTGCTCCCAGAGCAACAGAAAGCAATTGATTTTTTCAATCGTTACAATAAAGAAGCTGAACAGAATCAAAAACTTCTTGACAGACAGCAAAACGTTTTCAACAAAAAGACTAATGAAGTCTTTAACGAAAAGTTCAAAGGTTTTGAATTTAACGTAGGTGAAAAAAAGTATAGGTTTAATGTTAAGAATGCAGATGAGGTAAAGCAACAACAAAGTAGTATTGATAATTTTGTTTCTAAATTTTTAGGCAAAGACAATACTATAGATAATGCTAAAGATTATCATAAATCGTTGTTTACCGCTATGAATCCAGATGCTGTGGCTAGACACTTTTATGAACAAGGAAAAGCTGATGCTATTAAAGATAGTGTTGCTAAATCTAAGAACATTAACATGGATCCTAGAGCACAACACTCAACTAGTAAATCAGAATTTGTTGACGGTATAAAAGTTAGACACGTAACTGGTAGTTCTGCTAGTGACTTTAAAGTGCGAATTAAAAAATAAAGTTTAACATATTAAAAATTAGAAATTATGCCTTTTCAAAATTCCGGGGCTGGAACAGCCCTAGCAAATTTGACTCCGCGACCTACTCAGATTACAGCATGGGATAACTATATGTCATTTGACTCTGCTTCAGGTGGTGGAACATTCTTACAGCAATTTCTACCTGAAATTTATGAAAAAGAAGTCGAAAGATATGGTAAAAGAACTGTATCTGGTTTCTTAAAAATGGTAGGTGCTGAAATGCCTTTAGCTTCTGATCAAGTAATTTGGTCTGAGCAAGGTAGATTACATATCGCTTATGATGACAACGTTTCAGGTGAAGTCTGTAACATTGTTGTTGCTGCTGATAATACAATCGCTTTACCAACTGGACACCAAGTTCAAGTTAACGATACTATTATCGTTAGAAACTTGACACAACCGGCAAGACCAGTTATGAAAGCTAGAGTTAGTGCAGTTAATGGATCTGGTGGTGCGCCTGCTTCAGGTATCGTTGCTCTTCCTTACGCTACTAACGATTTTGCAGATACTGGTTTCCAATACGCAAATGGAGATAACTTAGCGTTATTTGTTTATGGTAACGAATTCGCAAAAGGATCTGCTAACTTAACAAGATCTATGGACGCGAGTTTTACTCAGTTCTCTAACAGACCAATGATCATTAGAGATAGATATTCTGTTTCTGGTTCTAACACTGCTCAAATCGGTTGGGTTGAAGTTACTACTGAAAACGGAGCTTCTGGTTACTTATGGTACTTAAAGTCTGAAGCAGAAACTAGATTAAGATTCGAAGATTACCTAGAGATGGCAATGATCGAGGCTGAAGAAGTTGAGTCTGGTTCTGCTATTACTGGAGTATCTGGTTCACAAGGTTTATTTGACGCTCTAGAATCTAGAGGTTTAGTATTTACAGGAACTGATTTTGATGTACAACAAGCTTTAAACTCTGCTGCAGGACCAGGTGGTACTCCAGGAGCTCAAGCTTACGTATCTCAAACTGGTTTAGCTGAATTTGATACTATTCTTCAAGAATTAGATAGTCAAGGTGCTATTGAAGAAAACATGATGTTCTTAGATAGAGGAACTTCTCTTGAAATTGACAACATGCTTGCTTCTCAAAACTCTGCAGTAGTTGGTGGATCATCTTACGGTGTATTCAACAACGAAGAAGATATGGCGCTTAATTTAGGTTTCTCTGGTTTCAGAAGAGGTTCTTATGACTTCTACAAAACTGACTGGAAATACTTAAATGACTCTGTAACAAGAGGAAACTTCAGCGACGTTGAAGGTCTTATCGTACCAGCTGGTACTTCTACTGTATATGACGAAAGCTTAGGTAAAAACATAGCTAGACCGTTCTTACACGTTAGATATAGAGCTTCAGAAGCAGATGATAGAAAGATGAAATCATGGATTACTGGTTCAGTAGGTGGTAACTACACTTCTGACGAAGATGCTATGAATGTAAACTTCTTATCAGAAAGATGTTTATGTGTTCAAGCTGCGAATAACTTCGTATTATTGAAATCATAACAATTATTATTAAAAGCAAAGGGAGCTTCGGCTCCCTCGGCTTTTATTTATTAACTTTTATTATATTATATCATGGAAAAAACACAATTAAAAGACCAATTATGGGTCTTAAAAGGTAAAAAACAACCGTTAATAACGGTTATACAATCAAGGCATACTAGAAATAAACCTCTATTATATTTTGATGAAGAAAAGGGTTACAATAGAGAATTAAGATACGCAACAAATCAAAGATCTCCTTTTGCCGATGAGCAAATAGGATCATGTACTTTAGGACACATTGTATTTAGAAATGGAAAATTATTTGTAGAAGGCAAAAAACCAAATTTACAAAAGTTTCTAGCACTTCACCCTAAAAACAATGATTTGTTTGAGCTATACGATGCTGTCGAAGAAGCTCAAGATGAAACAGCTTGGATAAATGCACAACTTGACGCTATGAATATGGCTAGAGAGTTAGATATAGAGCATTTAGAAGCTATATTAAGAGTAGAGTACGGTAATAAGGTATCAGAGATGAGTTCTAAGGAGCTTAAAAGAGATGCTTTGGTATTTGCTCAAAAACAACCATTAAACTTCTTAGCGTTAGCTAAAGACGATAATGTAGAAATCAGAAACTTTGGTGTAAAAGCTGTAGAAGCTGGTATTATTGAATTATCATCAGACAATAGAACGTTTAAATGGAAATCAAATGGTAGAAAACTAATGACTGTTCCTTTTGACGAACATCCTTATTCTGCTTTAGCCGCTTGGTTTAAAACAGACGAAGGCTTAGAAATCTACAAAGCAATAGAAAAAAAGATTAAAAAATAATTAATCACTTATAGAGGTAACCATCTCTATGAGGTGGTTACTTACTATAAATAAAAGAAATTATGGCGGTAAACATAGATACTGTATATCAAAGAGTACAAGCTATAGCAAATAAAGAACAAAGAGGTTATATAACACCACAAGAATTTAATTTATTAGCTAACCAAGCTCAAATGGATATATTTGAACAATATTTTTATGATCAAAACGAACATGGTAGAAGACCTAGTAATGATACTACGTATTCTGACATGTTAGATTTATTAGAAGAAAAAATTGATCATTTTGAAAGATATAGACAACAAGTTACTATGTCTACAGCAACTGGTGAAGAAGGATTGGGTACTTTACCATCATATTATAGATTAGGTGAGTTATATTACAAAAAAGGTGCTGACTATTACGAAATAGAAAACGTTACTCAAAACGAAATACATCATTATCAAAGATCACCATTAACTGCACCAACAGCCACAAGACCAATGTATGTTAGGCACAGCGCTGTAACAGCAACAGGTCAAACAGGTACTACACTAAACGAAATTCCACTAGCTAGAACAATACAAGTTTATCCTATTACAATTACTGGTGATGTATATTGTAATTATATAGCTAGACCACAAACAGTTAACTGGAACTATACTCTAGTTAACGGTTATCCACTATATAACGCTACAGAAAGCGGTACCAGTGGCACAAGACATTTTGAGCTACATCAATCTGAAGAAACTGAATTAGTTATAAAAATATTAGCATTAGCTGGTATAACATTAAATGATGCTAATTTAGTTACACTTGCTGCTCAAGAAGATGTAAGAAACGAAACACAGAAAAAACAATAAGCCATGCCATTATTCACAGGAACACAACAACAATATTACGATAATAGCCAAAGCTTTACTGCTACAGCAAACCAAACTGTATTTACTTTAACTTTTAATCCTTTACCTGCATTAGAAACTGAATTTGTAGTTTTTGTTAACGGTGATCAGATTAATAGTAATACATATTCTTATGCTGGTAACACTGGTGGTAGTGCTGGTCAATTAACATTACCAGCTCAAGCAGCAGGTAATATTGTGTTAGTAAGGCAAACAACAGAAAATGAATTATTAGGTAACTATCAATATATTGGTTTAAATGAATTGGTTAATAACTTTATAATAAGTTATGTTGGTGAAGAAAAATTAATAACTAAAGTAAAAAGAGCTGATGTAATATTCCATGCATCAAGAGGTATTGCTGAACTAAGTTATGATACATTAAGATCTCATAAATCCCAGGAAATAGAATTACCACCAAGTTTAAAAATGAAATTACCACATGACTATGTTAACTATGTTAAGATATGTTATGCTGACAACAATGGTGTAGAAAGATTATTATATCCTTCAAGAAAAACAAGTAACCCAACAGCTTTATTACAAAGTGATGATTACGAATATTTATTTAATGAAGACGGAACACTTTTAAACGCTTTTGAATCTGATACTTGGGTTAATTATCAATCGTCTGATAGAGCTTTAACTGACCCACAATATACTAGTGCTGATGATTATGATGATGATAAACTTATATTTGAAGGTAAAAGATATGGTTTAGATCCAGAGTTTGCTCAAGCAAACGGTATATTCTATATTGATAAAAACAAAGGTTTTATACACTTCAGTAGTAATATGGTTGGTAAAATAATAACTTTAAAATACATAAGTGATAGCTTAGGTACTGAAGATGAAAAATTAGTACATAAATTTGCTGAAGAAGCAATATATAAACATATAGCTCATGCAATAATTGCTACAAGAGCTAATATGCCTGAATATCTTGTTCAAAGATTTAAAAGAGAACGCTATGCTGCTATTAGAAACGCTAAATTAAGATTATCTAACTTTAAGTCAGAAGAAATAGCACAAGTAATGAGAGGTAAATCTAAACAAATAAAACACTAGTAAATGGCGGAAATAAAAAATACGTTCACGTCGGGGAAAATGAATAAAGACCTCGACGAAAGATTAATTCCTAAAGGTGAATACAGAGACGCTTTAAACATAGATGTTGTCAACTCTGAGAGTTCAGATGTTGGTTCAATAGAAAATTGTTTTGGTACTGTTCAAAGGTCATTTTTAAGTCAAGTAGGTAATACTTGTATAGGTTCTTGTACGTATGGAAAAGAAGATAAAATACTATGGTTTATAAGAGGACCTGTTCAAGCTGGTACTGGTATAGATTTAATAGCTGAGTATAATGTTCAAACAGGTACACCTAGAGCTGTTTTAGTTGATGTTTATCAATGGAAAGGCGTTGTAGCTACAGCTAATCAAGGTTCTAATACAGTAGTTTTAGACGGAAGTATTGGCACATATAATATTAGAAGAGATATGACCTTTACAATTGGTGTTAACGTATATACTGTAACAGCTGTAAACGGTAATAATATAACATTAGCGTCAAACTTAACAGCCGCTATATCATCAGGAACAACAATAACATTTCACGCTGAAAGAGTTTTAAATTTTAGTGCTTTTGCAGATAGAAGAATTACTGGTATTAATGTTATAGATGGTTATTTATATTGGGCTGACGCTTACTCAGAGCCTAAAAAAATTAAAATAAAAAGATGTATATCTGGTACTCCAGATCCTCTAAGCCACACAAAACATAGAGTAAACGGTACTAATGTAGGTTATATAAAAGAAGAACATATAACTGTTATAAAAAAATATCCATTAGATGCTCCAGTAGTATCTATGTCTGATAGTCCTTTTAACGGTGCAATATCTGCAACCTGTACTACACCTGCTGGTACTTTTACATATCAAGATCAAGCTGGTAACGTGCACCCTGTTCCAGCTGGTACATCGTATGTAGGTACTGGTTTATTAGATTATTCACAATCTAGTAATGGCTTACCTAAAACTATACAAGCTATAGGGTTTATTGCTAATAACTTCTCTCTTCAAGCTTTCGATGTTGGTCAAACTATTAAGATGACAGCTGATGCTACAATAAACGGTATAACAGAAGATTTAGAAGTTAGAGTTGTTATAGGTAATATAATTTTTCAAACAGCTACATTAAAGACATGTCAGGTTACAGTTGCTAGTATATCACAGGGTATACCAAGCGCAGAATTAACATGGGTTGCTAAATTAGAACAAGAAGATCCTTTTTATGAATTAGTATTCCCTAGGTTTGCTTATAGATGGAAATATCAAGATGGTGAGTATTCAGCTATATCGCCTTTTACAGACGCTGTGTTTTTACCAGAAAAAACTTTTGGTTTTGATTATGATGCTCAAAACGGTTTTAATAAAGCAATGACTAATAACGTTAGAACAATCACGCTTAGTGGTTGGGCTGGAGCTCCTTTAGGTGTAACTGAAGTTGATATATTATATAAAGAAGATGGTAAAACAGCTGTATATACTTTAGAAACTTTAAAGAAAAACGAAATAACATTTGATATAACATCTGAATTAATACACGCTTTGTTACCTAGTAATCAAATGTTGAGACCTTACGATAATGTACCTCGATATGCTAAAGCACAAGAAATAACAGGTAATAGACTTGTTTATGGTAACTATACACAACAATATGATTTATTAGAAGATCCTGAATTTGTTGTAAGTGTCAATAGAACACCTTGTCCTGTTAAAATACCAAATGAATCACTTAAATCAATAAGAACATATCAAGTTGGTGTTGTGTTTTTAGATAAATACGGTAGACAAACACCTGTTTTTTCTTCAGATTCTGCAACAGTAACTCTACATCAACAAGATTCTGATAAAATAAACAAACTTCAAGCTAGGATTACTACAGCCGCTCCAAGTTGGGCTACTCATTATAAATACTATGTTAAAGAGCCGTCTGCAGAATATTACAATTTAGCTATGGATCGTTGGTACGATGCTGAAGATGGTAATGTTTGGATAAGTTTTCCTTCAAGTGAAAGAAATAAAGTAGCTGTTGATGATTATTTAATATTAAAGAAAGAACACTCTAGTAACGTACCTGTTTACACCGATAGTGGTGGTACTATAAAATATAAAATATTAGCTATAGATAACGAAGCACCTGATTTTCTTAAACAAACAAAGTCTTCGTTAGGTAAAATTAGTACTCAATTTGGTAGAGGTCAAGCACCAACAGAAGGTTTTCCACAAAAAGACTTTAAAACAATAATGATACCTGGTGCTGATATAGCTAATAGTTCTTTAAAAAATATAGCAAGCGAATCAACAGGTGATAAATATCTTAGGTTTGGTGATGGCGCTGGTAATGTTAGCGAATACTACGAAATATCTTCTATAGTTAGAAATGACGTAAATAGTGATGGTAATTATGATGGTGGTAATGACTATTTTGAAATAGAATTAAAAACAGGCATGGGTGATGATGTTAATTTTACTGGTACACCCACAAACAAAAAACCAAATTTAACTTTTGAGTGGTTTATAGAAGAATTAGATTTATATAAAGCTGAATTTGTAGGTAGATTTTTTATAAAAATAAACAAAGACTCTGCTTTAAGAAAACATTTATTAGACAAAGATGTTGATCAGCAATACGTAATAAAACACGAAGAACCTATATATTATTTAAAAGGTTCTAGAGACCAAGACGATTATAAAGGCGCACAGATTTTTTCTGTTGATTATGGTCACACGCATAAACCTAGAGAATTTAACGGTTATAATATTGGTAAAAGTTTTATACAGGGTAATAAAAAAGTAGATTTTAGATTAACTAATATAGGTCCAGAAGAAGCGTCTCCTGGTTGGTTTTATCCTGGTAAAAGTAAATTTAACAACAACAATTATAAAATACATCAAGCTTTTAGAACTGTTGGTACTTTATTTAGATGGAAAGATGATCCAGATCAAACAGTTTATGAGATAATTTCAGTTACAGCCGAACATTTGCACAACTGGAGTGATGAAGGTCAAGACTTAACTACATGGACAAACCAAACAAAATGGACAACTAACCATGGTATTAGGTATAAAATGACATTAGACAAGCAAGCAACTTGGTCTCCTGTAACATCTCCAAACTCTGTTTCTTCACCATCAAATCCTGATAGTTTAAATAAACACGGTCAAAATGTTTTTCCATTAACTAGATGGAAAAAAGGTAATAGTAATAGAAAATCATTTACTGAGCTTCAAATAGTAGAACAAAAAAACGATGAGGTTAGTTTTGTTTCAAGAAACCCAGCAATATTTGAAACTGAACCAAAAGAAAGAGTTGATTTAAATTTATACTACGAAACTAAAAATACTTATCCTATAGCTGATCTAGGTACAGATAAAGAACTAAGTTGGTATAATTGTTTTACTTTTGGTAACGGTGTAGAAAGCGATAGAATAAGAGATGATTTTAATGCTAGTAGATTAGACAATGGGCCTAGAGTATCTACGGAGCTAGCAGAACCATATAAATCAGAGCATAAAACAAATGGTTTAATATGGTCTGGTATATACAATAGCAATAGTAGAACTAACAATTTAAATCAATTTATACAAGCTGAAGCTATAACTAAAGATTTAAATCCTACTTACGGTAGTATACAAAAATTATTTTCTAGAAACACAAACGTCTTAGCTTTTTGCGAAGATAAAGTTTTAAAAATATTAGCAAACAAAGACGCTTTATTTAATGCTGATGGTAGTAATAATTTAACCGCAACAAATAAAGTTTTAGGTCAATCAATGCCTTTCTTAGCTGATCACGGTATATCTACACATCCTGAGTCTTTTGCAGAATATGCTTTTAGAATATATTTTGCAGATTATCAAAGAAACGCTATATGTAGATTATCTAATGACGGTATAGAAGAAATAACTAGATACAGCATGACTGATTATTTTGGTGATGCTTTTAATGCTATTGATGCTGGCGAGTTAATAGTAGGTACTTATGACGAAGATAAACATAACTACAACATAACAATTAATAGTGAAAGAGTAGATACAAATGTTCCTAGCACAACTAGTTTTACTGAAAAAGTAACAGGTTGGACAAGTAGAAAGTCTTTTATACCTGAATCTGGTGTGTCGTTGAACGGAACGTATTATACGTTTAAAAACGGTGAGTTATGGGAGCACAACGCAAACGCTACAAGAAACTCTTTTTATGGCGCTGCTTCTCAACCATCTACTGTTGATCTTATATTTAATGATGAGGGTTCTAGTATCAAAAACTTTAAAACAATAAACTACGAGGGAACAACAAGTAGAGTTTACGATACAAGTCCTGGTAAAGAAACATCTGTTACAACACAAGGTTGGTATACACCTGAAATAACAACTGATCAACAAGATGGACATGTAAAATATTTTATTGAAAAAGAGGGCAAGTGGTACAACTATATAAAAGGTGTTTCAACTACTTGGGATAACAATTCTTTTTCTGGTAACTTAGATATTAGAGAGTTTTCAACACAAGGTATAGGTAATATTACAACTAACGGTGTTGGTGGTGCTGCTCAGACAGCGCAAAGTGTTACTGTATCTATTAATCCTACTACTAGTAATCCTAACTTTACAGCTTCAATACCTCAAATTATAACTGCTACACCTGGAGCAACAGTTAATAACAGTTTGACATTTACCTTATCACCTGTACATGGAAACGATTTTTATCCTAGTCCAAATCACTTAACGTTTACTAGTGAAACAAGTAGTCCTGTTGCTGACGCAATGGGTACTCCAACAGGTTTAACAACTATAAAAGAAAACGGAGATATAGATGTTGTAATACCATTAAACTTTACAATGCCTTCAGCTAGTCAAACAGTTACTGTTAATATAGCTGGTAGAGCTTTAAAGTCTAGTGGAAGTGTTAGCGGTACATTAGATATTGTAGGAAGCAATTTTACAAAGGCATTTACACCTTCTGGAGAAACTTATATTGGTAGTGGACCTAAAGATAGTGTTGCTACTTTAAAAACAATTGTATTAACGGCTGCTTCAAATCATAAGTTTAGTATATTACCAGCTTTAGATACAAGTGGTTTAAGCGATGTGAACGATTATGATATAACAGTTACTGAAACTACAGGTAGTATAACTGGTGGTGACTTAACGGTTGTAACAATTGTTATAAAATACACGTTCCCTGCTTCTCATGTTACTGGTGATGTTATAGGTATATTAGGAACAACAGAAACTACATTTGTTCCTACTACAGATAAAATATATAATTATCAAATAAACGAAGCAAATATCTCACACATAGGTGAAACAAGAAGCTTGGTTTTATTTGGTGATCCTGGAGCTACTGTTACAATAGAGGCTGAAAACGCTGCAAGTACTTCTGAAAGCTTAATATCAGGCCCTAAAGTAGTGACTATAGCTTCTGCAACTGATGAATTAGCGGGTACTATAGCTGGTCAACATACTGAAGAAATATACTTCCCACCTATAACAGGAAGTTCTAATATAACTTATAATGTAACTTTAACAGAGACTTCTTCTGATTCTTTCCAGTTTAATTCTGGTAACTCACCAAAGGTGATAGCTTTAACACAAGCGCCTTCAGTTAATGTTAATTTTGCAATATCAAAAACAAATACAACAAACTTAACAATACCAAATACAGTATATACGTTTACTGGTAACGGTAGTAGTTACGATCCTAGAACACATGAGGGCTATGAAAATCCTGTTGTTTCTTGGGTTGTTTCTTCTCAAAATAATAAATTGTTTAGATTACCTGTTACACCTACGAACGCACATATAACAGAAGGTAGTACTAGTGGTGAAACAAGGTTATTAACAGGTGGAACTAAAGTTTTACCTCTATTAGACATAACAGTTAACAACGCTGTTACACCTGCTACAGCAACTGTAAGTGGTGATTATTCAGTACATTTCTTGGGTACTAGTACTCAAACAGCCACTTTAAACTTAGATAATTTAATAAGTTTAAATACACCACCAACAGCTTCAAATAGTAGCTTTACAGCTAATGCAACTGGATCTACAACACACGGTTTAACAGCAACGGATGCTGATGGAGATTCTTTATCATATGTTGTTGTTAGTGCTCCTTCAAAAGGTACACTTGCAATATCAACAAATGGTGTTGCAACATATACTAGAAACGCAAACCAAACAGGAACTGACTTGTTTAGATTTAAAGTAAATGACGGTTTACAAGATAGTAGTGACGCAACTGTAAGTATAACACTTGGGTCAGGTAGTGTGTTTAGTTACAATACCGTTTATAAATGGAAAGATACATCAAGTAGTAATCCAACTACAGAGTATAACATGTCAGCTGTATTTAGTGGTACTTTAATTGCTCAAAACCTTACATCAGGAAGCAGCAATGATATAACACTTCAAGTTACAAACTGGAATGTTAATGATACAAGTGCTGGTGTTCCTACGTATATGAATGGAATAGAAGATTTCCATGCAATACATTATAGACTTAAGAACGCGTCTGGATCAACAGTAAACAGTGGAACAATACCTATAGTTTACTCAGGTACTGGAACATCAACATTTAACAATAGTGAAAGAACAGGTGTGGTTAAAAGTAGTGTTCATGATACTAATCATAACAGTTTAGCTGCTGAGTCACACACTTTAGAGATAATATTAGAATACAAAAATAACGCAACCCCATAATTATGCCAACAGTAACATTAGAATTTGATAACCCAATAAACGAATCATTACAAGCTAAACCGCTTAATATCGCTACAGCTACATCACAAGCTGATGAAGGTGCTTGGGATGTTATATACTATGTAAGTAATAATGGTTCTATAATAAGGCTAGGTGAGTGTATAGCAATTGATACAGCAACGAACACTATTTCTGTAGAAGTTGATAACAGTGTACCTAGACCAAATGATGGTAACTTTGTGTTTTTTGGTAAAGATGTACAAGCAGGAACATCGGGTGTTATAGGTTATTATGCTCAAGTACAGATGAGAAATGACTCTACAGATAGAGCAGAACTGTTTGCAGTTAGCTCTGAAATCTTTATAAGTAGTAAATAAATGATAAAAAGTGTAATTATAAATATATAAATAAATAAGAAAATGAGTAATTCACCAGCAAAATTATTTCCAGTAGCTTTAGCCATGCAGGCCGCGGGTGGCGTGTATAATATTGCTAAAGGTATAATAGGTAGTAAAAAAAGAAAACAAGAGCAGAGAGAAGCTCAAGGTGAGTATAATAGAATGAAGGATAAAATTCTTCAGCAAGATACTAGTAATCCTTACGCAAACATGGAAAATGCGTATGAAGATCTTACCGTTAATCAACAAATGAATGAGTTTAAAGCTCAACAACAGAATCAAGCTTTAGCTAATACAATGCAAACAATGAGTGCTTCAGCTGGTGGTAGCGGTATTGCTTCATTAGCTCAGGCTATGGCTCAACAACAAACACAGAACATACAGGCAAACGCTGCTTCTATAGGTCAGCAAGAACAAGCTAATCAAATGAAAATGGCGCAAGGTGCTGAAAGAGTAGACTTGTTACAAAGAAAAGGAGAGATGATGTCTAGAGAAATGCAAGCTAATCAAAATAAAACAGAGTTTGGTTTTGCGGCTAATAGATTAGAAAAAGCTAATCAAGCTAGAGAAGAAGCTAGAAAAAATTTAGAATCTGGTATAACACAAACAGCAACAGCTGGTTTAAAAATGGGTAATATGTTTGGTAAATCAACTAAAATCGGTGGATTTGGTGGTGGTGGACAAGACGGTTTAGGTGGAGGCTTCCAAAATCATCCATTGTTGTTTGGCGAAGGTGGAGTACCATTAAGATCAGATAATTCAGGAGGTATATAATAAATAAGACATGACACAAGAAGAATACAATAAAGCAATGAAACAAAGAGCGTCTGGTGGTTATGCTAACACAAGCATAAACAAAGTGCCTTATGCTACATCTACTGACTTGATAAATATAGATAGAAGAGTTGTACAGAGTCGTAATGACATGGGTATGAACTATAAAGAGTTTGGAGAAGTATTAGATCCTTTAGTTTCTGATGCTCAAAGAAGAACTGATGCTGCTAGTAGACAATACTTAATAGATAAAGCAAATAAAAAACAAGAAAGAAAACTACGTAGAGCAGCTGCTAAAGCTGAAGTAGATAAAATGCCTTCTTTAGATTTAAGTAAAATACCACCACAATTTCAACCTATGTTAACAGAAATGTTAATGCAAGATAAAATGACTTTTGCAAATAACGCTAGGATTATTGCAGAGGGTGATCCGTATTCAGAAGAGTATATGAACGCTAAAACTGGTAACGCTGGTATTATATCTAACGCTAATAAATACAATAGTTATTTTACTAACATGCAAGAAGAAAATGTTGGTTATTTAAAAGATTTTGATAATGGTATGATTTCTGAATCTAATAGTGATAAAGATCTTCATATTATTGATCAAATAAGAAGAAACAAAGCCCAGATAACAATGGACGAAAATAAAAACATAGTTTATAACGTTGATTACAATGGAGAGATACTTAGTATACCTCAAGATCAAATTCCTGATTATAGACTAGAAGATGCTGAAGGTGCTACCGCTTATTTAGATATGTATCAAAAGTATATAGATAATGGTAATAGATATGGTATTCCTTATGACGATGCTAGTGTTAGATTAAAACTTATGAATATGTTTAAAGGTAATAGAGATCGTTTATTATCTATGGCATATGATGATGTTGGTTCTACTGGTTTAAGTTTTGATGAGTGGTATGATAATGAAATTGCAGAAGGTAGAAAACAACCTGTTGATTGGAGAGCACCACAAAACGAAGACTTATTAAGAAAAGAACTAACTGATTATTATGCTAATGTAATATCTAATGGTGTTGGTACGGCTGTTAGCAATTATAACGCTAGAAAAAAACCTAAAGGTGGTGATGATGACCCAGTTGCAGTAGATCCAACATGGAACGATTGGATGCAAGGGCAATTAGACTCTGGAATACCTGCTTCAGTGCAAGAATACACAAACAATGTTTTCACTGGTACTGACATAGAATTAGCAGAATATGACGGTAATGTATATTTTATTGATAAAAAAGTACATAAAACATATGCCAACGCTACAAATCAAAAATTAAAAACTGAAGCTCTAGCTTCTTTAATAGCTGGTAACACAAGATTACCTATGTTAGATGCTGAAGCAAGATTAAAACCTGAAAACTGGAATATGATTTTGCAGAGGTACCTAGAAATGAAGAGAATAAAATAATTTAATATGGCAATTGATCCTAGTTTAAACGAGGAAGAACTAAACAACACTCCAGGTTTAGTGCTACCCGAAGAAGAAAATATTGTAGACGAAGGTATTGTTCTACCTGAGCAGGAAATACCTAGTGGTATTGTTATGCCTGAAGAAGCGGAAGATAGTCCTAGTTTCTTAGGCACAGCTATAAAAACAGCTTTTAACATGAATCCTTTTTTCATGTCTAGTAGTCTTAGTGGTATGCCAGCTACAAGACCAGTTGATCCTGATAAAGTAAAAAAGAAAGAAGACAAAAGAAAGTCAGATCCTATATGGCAAGAACAATCTATTGTAGCTGAAGATTATATAGAAGACTGGTTAAGTAACGATGACAATATTAAAAACGTTATTGGTGATACAGATATAAACTGGGGTTTTATATATAAAAAAGACGAAGACACAGACTCTTATGATATGTATCAAGACATATTAAAAGAAGCTAAAAAATCATATATAAATAGTGAATTAAGCTCTGTTAATACAGCTATAACTCATGTTGACATTGACGACATGATTAAAAGCACTATTAAAACTTATGGTCAAAACAAAATAGACCAAGACGATAAATTAAAGTCTCAAGAATACGACAACATGATAATCGAAAATGATTTATCAGATGCTGCTGTAGATAAATTGATGACAGATAAATCTTATAACAAACTAACTAAAGAAGAAAAAGATTTACACAATGCTTGGCAAGCACTTAAAAACTTTCCTAAGCCAACAACCCAAGAAGAATCAATAGAGTTAAAGCGACTTGAAAAAAACTATGAAGACGCTAGATTAAAAGTAGATAACTGGTGGAACGGTACAAACCAGTTAATGACTTATGACGGTTCTACTATTGATAAAATCACAAAAGACAAAGACGGAGATACTGGTTTTGAAATGACTCAAGAAGAATATGAGTCTATACTTGATAATATTGCTAATGGTGATTTTGATCCAAACGATCCAATAACTTACGCTGATAATTTAGAAAACCTTTGGAATAAAAATAATAGAGATCTTTGGTATCAAGGTCAAAAAGGAAAACAAGTAATGGGTGTAACAAT